CCGCCGTTCTTCAGAAGATTGGCTACAACCTCGTTCCCACTGCTGCCTCTGCCGCTATCGCACAGACCGTTGGCGAGAACACAGGTGAAGACCAGAAGAAGGACATCATTCGTAAGCTCATCAAGGTTGACGAGATTGTCACCCGCGACACCTATGCTTACGTCAGTGCTCCCGACACCACTGGCTCGAACGCTCCCGACCTCGTCACCACGCAGGTTGAGAACTTCAAGAAGGAGAACATCTCGTTCGTTCCCACTGGCAAGCTCGGTGGCATTCAGGGTGTTCAGCCTCTCTCGATGGGCTACGATGCCAACGACATCGCCTATGCAATGGGCAACCGCCTGTTGATTGAGCAGGAGGGCATTCCTCGCACTCACTCTATCAACGTGAATGGTGAGATGGCACAGCTTTGTGTTCCGAGTGCAGTTCGTCAGATGTTCATCTCGACCGTGACTGTATAAACTCTCTGAATGAAGTTCATATGGCAGAATTCACGATAAGCACATTCCTGAAGGGTATTTCTCCACTAGTCACGGAGGAAGCCCTTGGGTATGTGTGCGCGAGAAGGCAGGTAGACCCCGACATCAGCTTTTCAGAACTTGAGGAGCGTGATAGGGACTTGCTCGAAGGAACGATGTACTACTGGCTGTCGAACCTCCCCGTTGGCGGTGCTACCGAGAAGGTGTCCGATGGCGGCTGGTCTCATTCCGAGGGCGGTTGGACGGTGTCGAAGGCCAATATCGAGGAGTGGATGCGCAAATATCGCGCCCTCTTTGAGAAGTGGGATGAGGAATTGCTGTCAAAGAGCAGGATAAGGATTATCAATCTATAGTCTATGGGCAGACTCGGCAATAGTTTCGTTCGTTTTCCGCATCGCTGCGTGATTTATACCATCACCGATGTCACACCTTTCTCCGAGGGTACACGCGTTGTTGTCTGGGAAGGCCGATGCCGTAAAGAGAGCAACACTAGCGTGAGAACCTTCAAGGGTGCGGACGGTGTGTATAAGAGCGACTATCGTGTGCAGTTAGGCAGTCTGAAGGGTGGAAGCCTGCCGGGCGATGCCAATGCCGCCTACGATGGTGTGGAAGGAAAGGAATGCGGTGCCGTTGTCAGCGGTATCGTTGCCGGGTTGCTGATGGACGTAGTAGACCCACAAGGCAGTACCGAAGGACTCATAGTCAGTGAAGCATACACTGGCAACCTCGGCACTACGGTATACTGTAACACTCCAAAGAACTAGGGTATGGCAAACAGATATAAGATGAAGGCAGTCCTTGAAGATTTGGTCACGAAGGCCAAGACGGTGTGTCCCAAGGTGTTCACATCCACGAGGCCCGTTGCCACCGATCAGATGGACAAGTTCATCGTCGTTCGCCTCCCGCAAGGTCTGGAGCCTTATGCAGATACCCATAACATCGCCATCGGTCAGATGATCATCTTTGTCCGCGACAGGCAGGGTGGTGTTGAGAACGTCAGCGTTGAGGAGGATATGATTGAGGGCATCTCTGCTCTCTTCCCCTTCAACGATGCGCTGATGAGCTGCAACAACACTCCCCTTGTCCTCGGCTCGAAGAGCGATGGTATGAACTTTCATTCGATTATTATTCAATTCAAATTAGTGGTAAAGTTATAAATACATAAATTGTTATGGCAAACATTGTATCAACTACAAAAGACACCTTGCGTACCATCTTTGACAAGGTGAACCGCGTGTACTACTTCGCCGACAACAAGACTACACAGGGTGCAGTGAAGGCTCTTGGCAGTCTGACTGGCGGCATCGAACTTCCCGTCCTTGAGGATGGCGTTTCCTTCGACACTGGTGAACCCGATACCTCTGAAATCAAGCTGACTGACGGCACGACTTGGGTGTCCAAGGTTTCGCAGGGTGACAGCGATATCTCGTTCCAAGTCTCCTCCGTTCATGCTACCATCAACGAGTTGTTCATGGAGAAGAAGACCGCTGCCGCTATCAGCACGGCCGTCCAGATTGGCGAGTTTGACTACACTGGTCAGGGCTACGCCCTCGCTCCGAAGAAGATTTCGGGTGCCCTCGTTATGATCTCGTCTGACTCTCTGACGGGTATCTACCTCCCCGATGTTGAGATGTTCGCATCGTTCAACGGTGAGGGTGGTGACGACAGCACAGGTTACTATAACGTGTCCGTGACTCCGCTTACCGACGCAAACGGTGCAGGTTTCTACATCCTGAACGGCACGGCACACTCGGCATAGTTAGGGTTAGTCTCCGAGTTCGTGAGGGGTGGTGGTTATCGTGCTGCCGCCCCTTTTTAAAATCCAAACACATCAGTACATGGCTAGGAAAGGTGAAAAAATCATCAGAGAGGCAAGTGCGGAAGACGAGAAGGCGTTGCTTGCCGTTACAGGGAACAGTGCGGACATCGTCTACGTGCGCGGGCATAAATATAAGGTAAAGTGGCTTCATCCGGCCATCGGTGACTGGGTGTCGGCATTGATGAGCAAGGACGGAAACGACAGCAAGATTCTCTCGCAGAGTGCTGCCCTCATCGTCCTCAACGGCTTTTGGAGGTGTCATATGTTCTATTGGCTGCTTTGGCGGTGGTTCTACTACATCCGTCAGTATAATGCCATGGAACTCACTCCATTGTTCGAGATGGCTCAAAAAAAAACGGCACAGCAGGAAGCCCCGGCTTACTTGAACGCTACGATATTACTAACCGCGTTGTCGACGACAAGAAAGCAAATGACAAAAGCGGAAGCAGAGCGTACCCTTCGCGAACTTCGTACGGACAAAGATGGGAGTTCGCAGAGAAGCACGGAATCGACACAGGCCCCCTCAAGTTCCTCGGCATCCCCATCAGCGGGATGATGTACTATGTCAACTGGGTTCTCACGACTGCCCAGATGGAACTCATCGCAGCCGATGTCAGCGTTGTGGACTATGGTGACCACGACAAGAAGAAGCATAAGAAGGGCGAGTTCGACGATACCGCTGCCGACAAGAAGAGCGTGAAGAAGGCTGGTGAAGAGTGGATTGCCAAGTATGGCGACTCGGAGGACGCAGGTAAGAACATTTCCATCGGGGACATCCTTGGAGGTGGTTTAAGTGCAGAAATTGGAGTAAAACTATAACGTATGGAAGAAAGATATACCCTGCTGTTGCAGAAAGAAGGTGGGAATGTTGTCAATTCCTTCACCCAATGGGGAATCGTGTGCGCCAAGGTGCCGTTCAAGGCCGGGTGGAAAACGAAAGACCTGCCGAAGAGAGATTGGAAGGACGAGAACGGAGAGGATGTGTATATCCCTGCGAAGATTCCCGTCGAGGCATACGATGCTGAGTTTGAGATGGCCTACAAGGGTCAGGAGCTGTCATCCAATCCCTTCAACCTCCACCTTGCCCTTGCGCAGATTGATGCGTTCAAGAAGTGGCTGACGGGCAATGATACGGAAGGGGGCAGCGGTGCTATGCTCTCCATCTACTCCCCCTACTCTACCATCGGCAGGCAGAAGTGTTACCTCCTTGAGATTGGCAGTGAAGAGCCACATGTTCAGGTAAAGCAAGAGGGCAGCAACCTCTATAACGAGAATGTCGTTACGTTCAAGGTGAAATTCCGTGTCACCGATCCCGTGACACCTTTCAATCCAACGTCATGAGGGATAATGCCAAGACACTAGAGAACGGCTTTGCAGAGATGCAGAGAAAGATTGAGGATACACTCTTCAACTCCCTCGCCAGTGCCGCCGATGCTCTTCTTCTCCGTGTCGCAACCACAAGGCAGTTCATTGGCTTCACGGGTAACACGCAAACCTCGTACGCCTGCGGTGTCTATGTCAACGGAAAACTCGAACACGTCTCCGTTCAGCGAAATTGGAACTCCCCTCCGATGAGAGCGAAGATTCGCAGAGGTCAAGTTGTGTATCTCAGCAATCCATACGAAGGCGTTCCAAGAGCCGTGAAAGGCCAAGTAGACACGGAGACTGACTATGGCCTAGACCTGTCAATTCGCCAGCTTGAGGAGTACAAAGCACCGAAGAAAGGCTTGGCCATTATGATGACCACTGGTACGGAGTATTCCGTGTACGTTGAACAAGTGCAGAGGCTAGATGTTCTTACGAATTTGTGGTTGCAGGCAGGCAGGATTCTCGAACGCAATTGGAAGAAGATAGATGCATAGGCAGTCCAATGGGCTGTCTTTTTGCTTTATCAGAAAATTTAACCACATTTTTCACCGATATATTCACAAGTATTCGTTAATTTACTATTTTTGGGGCGAAATAATATAGATACGATATGGCAGATTTAGGAACATTATGGTTTGGTGCGGATATCGACCTCTCCAGACTACAGCAGAAGATTCAGCAGGGTAATCAGGGAATATTGGATGCCCTGAAGATGAACTACGACCCGCAGAGTTATCAGCAGATGGTAGACAAGCTGCGTCAGGAACTCGGAAGGGAGACATTTGAGATCAAGATAAGCACAAACACATCGAGCATTGTAAACAACCTCAAGAACGCTACGAAGAATAGCGCAATTGGGGCGCAGGGCCTTGCTGGAATCAACGATATAAACGAGAAAATTTATGCCCAGAGGGCAATCGTGAATGCGCTGAGAGCGGATGTTGCCCGTCTAAACGTAGAGTGGAAGAAGAACGGAGGCTCTGCGCACAAGAAGGCATTCCTAGACGCGCAGGCAGAACTCGCCAAGGAAAAGTCCACCCTCGACAATCTCGTTGCTCAGAGGAAGTTCTACAATGAGACGATGAGGAAGACCGAGAAGGCAAAGAAAGACTCAGCAAAGGCCTCTAGGGAGCTTGAGCAGGCTAACCTGAAGATGAATGCCTCGCTCGGCCACGGACTCAGTATCTCCACTCGTCTCGGTAGTGCCATTAGTTCTTTGTT